AAGCAGGTAGAGCATCTGAATTAGCTTATCAAATAGCTAAAAAAGCTAAAGAACTTAAAAGAGACATGGAAGCAACTGTTACTGGTAACCAAGCAGAAGTTACTGGTAATGCATCTACTGCTAGAAAACTAGGATCTCTAGGAGCTTGGGTAGCAACTAATGATGATTTATCATCTGCAGGTTCTCCAGCATCTGGTGGAGCTGGTAATACAGCAAGAACTGATGGAACTCAAAGAGTTTTCACAGAAGCTTCTTTAAAATCTGTAATCAAATCAGTATGGAATGCTGGTGGTGATCCTTCAATGATCATGGTCGGCCCTTTCAATAAACAAAAATTATCAGGATTTACTGGTAATAGTACTAGATTCGATGCAGGTGCAGACGCTACATTATACACTTCTGTAGACGTTTACGCTTCAGACTTCGGTCAGTTACAAGTAGTACCTAACAGATTCTCTAGAGATAGAGATGCTTATGTACTAGACATGAACTACTGGGCAATAGCTTTCTTAAGAGACTTCACTATGCATGAATTATCAAAAACTGGTGATTCAGAGAAAAGACAATTATTAGTAGAAGCAACTCTTGAGTCAAGAAATGAAGCTGCATCTGGAATGGTTGCAGACTTAACTACTTCATAATAATTATACCTGTTTGGGCGAGTAACCTATAAATCTGCTCGCCCAGCAGATTCTAAACAATTGAAGATCTGAGAGAGGGTTAGGATCGGAACAATTAAGGAATATAATGAGAACATTAAACGACTATTTTATTTATGGCGAAATCGCTGACGTATCAACAGCATCATCTACTTACGTAGCAGTACCTGATGGTGGAAAAGTAATTAAAATTATAACTGCATTACAAGGAGCTATCTCTGGTGGAGATGCAACAATTAGTTTCGAAATTGGTGGAACTGCAATAACTGGTGGTGGAATTACAGTTGCTAACTCAGGTTCAGCAGCAGGTGATATTGACACTGCAGAACCAACAGCAGCTAACCAAGTAGAAGAAGGTGGATCAATTGAAATGATTACTGATGGTGGTTCTACTGGAGCTAAAAAACTTGGCGTAACATTTGTAATTAGAAGATAAGGAGTAACATGGCACACATTGCGATGAGACCTGTTACTACACAAAAAGTTACTTCATCAGGATCTTCAGCTCAATCATCTGCATTTGGATCTAATATAGAATATGTTAGAGTTGCACCAGATGCTGATTGTCATATTGAGTTTGGAGTAAATCCTACAGCAGCAAATACTAAAATATTTTTAGAAGCAAAATCATCAGAATACTTTAAAGTATCTGAAGGTGAAAAAGTTGCTGTAATAGGATCTGTAAATTTATACGTAACTGAATTGACAGAGTAATGGGAAAAGTTCGATCTGTAGAATACGATGGTGGAATAAAGACTAAGTATATCCAAGAGTCAGATGGTAAACTAACTATTAATAATCAACAAGATGTAAATCCTTTGTTGAAAAGAAATAAAGAGTTATACAATCATGACAGAGGATGGTTATCATCTCAAAAAGAGATGAAACGAGTAGCTAGTGTACCTCCATTAGTACTACAGATCTGGGCTAAAGAATATAATGGTAGCAATAATTGGTTTGCCCTACCAAAAGAAATTCAAAGAAAAATAATGAGAACTAAACTTAATAGTAGTGAGTTTAGATATTTTAGAACAGCATCAGGTAATTTATAATGGCATTAAATACATATTCAGCATTAAAAACTTCTATAGCTAACTGGTTAAACAGATCTGATTTAACATCAGAAATATCAGATGATTTTATTAAATTAACAGAAGCTGATTTTAATGCTAAATTAAGAATTAGACAAATGGAACAACAAGATGATGTAACTATAAATGCAGAAACAGTTACAGTACCAACAGGATTTATAGCTGTTAGATCATTTTATATATTACAATCATCTGTTAAATATCCATTAGAATACATTACACCAGCTAACATGAATGAGATACGAGGTGGATCAAGAACTGGTAGACCTGTAGCTTATACAATAGAGAGTGATGATGAAACAGAAAAATTTAGATTTGGTCCTTCTCCTGATACAAGTTATACTGGTAAGCTTTCTTATTATAAAAGTTTTACAACTCTTTCAGACTCTAACACATCCAATTGGATGCTCACAAATCATCCTGCAGTATATTTGTATGGATCCCTTTACCATGCTGCTAACTTCTTAGGAGGAGTAGAACCACAACAAGTTCAAAATTGGTTAGGTATGTATTCTACTGCATTAGAAAGAGTAGAAAATAATGATCAACAAGATTCATTTGGATCTGCACCTGTTGTTCAAAGAACAGATGTACAAACAGATCTATCATTTTATAGGCAAAGATAATGCAAGTACCTTTTGGAGAATGGCTACCTGATCAACCTGAACATTTGAATCCAGGAGCTAACGTAGCAACAAATGTATATTATGCTCTTAATTCTTATAAAAGATTTCCATCTTTAGTAGATTATTCATCAAATAATATTGGTGCAGATAGTAGAGGTGCAGGATCTTTTAGAAATAATGCAGGTAATGTATTTAACTTTGTTGCAAAAAATACAGACATCTATCAATTAGATGGTGGAACTTTTACATCAAGAAAAGGATCACTAACTGGTGGTAATACAGATTTTTGGACATTTACACAATTTGGTAATTATGTAATTGCAAGTAATGGTGTAGATGCACCTCAATATTATTTAATGGGTACATCAACTAACTTTGCTAATCTTAGTGCAATACAAACTGCAGGTACTACACCTAACTTTAGAGTATCAGGAGTTGTTCGAGACTTTTTAGTTACAGGTAATCAATCATCAAATCAAAACAGAATACAATGGTCAGGTATTAATGATATTACTGTTTGGTCAGGTAAACAAGCAGACCAACAAGACTTACCAGGATCAGGTGGTGAAATAGTACATATAACATCTGGAGAAATTGGTTATGTATTTAGACAAAACCAAATCATTCGTATGGACTATGTAGGAGGTGCAACTGTATTTAGATTGTCAGTTATATCTCCAAATAGAGGAGCTGTTTATGGAAGAACAGTTTGCCAAGATAATAGACGTGTATTCTTTTATGCAGATGATGGTTTTTTTGAAATTAATGGTGATAACGTAATATCTATTGGTGCAGAAAAAGTTAATAGATTTTTTGATCTTAATGTTAATAAAGCATACTTAGACAGAATATGTGCAGCAGTTGATCCATTTAATCAGTTAGCTATGTGGTTGTACCCAAGCGTAAATAATACTTCTAATACAACTGGTATTTGTGATAGAATACTTATATACAATTATGCAACTAAAAAATGGTCTTTAGCAGAAGCAAATGCTAGTACAATTTTTACACAGTTTGTAGGTGCATATACTGTAGAACTTATGGATATTATATCTCAAAACTTAGAAAATATTAATATTGCATTAGACACAGACTTTTGGAATGGTGGTCAATTATTATTAGGTGCAATAGATAGTGATTATAAAGCAGCTATTTTTTCTGGTACAGCTAATCAAGGAGAAATAGAAACTTCTGAATTAGAAATTTTTCCAGGTCAAAGAGCAAGTGTACAGGCTATTAGACCTATAGTTGATGCTGAAGCTACTGTAACTATTAAAACAAGAGATAGATTAGCAGATAGCGTTACATCATCATCTGAAATAAGTATGAATAGCACAGGAATAAATCCAGTTAGACAATCTGGAAGATATGTAAAAATTAATGTAAAAACACCTAGTGGTGTTGCATGGAATAATGCACAAGGAATAGATTTAATAGCATCAAGATCAGGATCAAGATGACAGATACAACAGACATAGATAATGTTAGATATAGTTTTGAAACTCAAGAGTTTTTTCAAAGACAAATTGAAGAAGCTATCAATGCACTTATTAATGAAAAAAATAAAGAAAATAACAAAGCGTATGCTTGGTTTATAGGAGAATAAAATGGCAGGAATAAAAGATTACTCAACTACACAAGCGAATAATACATCTCTTAATGGTATATCTACAGCAGAAGGTATGCTGCCTTCTAATCTTAACAATGCGTTAAGAGCTTTAATGAAAAATACTAGAGAATGGTTTAATGATTCGCAATGGGTAGAATATGGAGATGGAGATGGTACATATACAGCAACTTATGCATCAGCTACATCATTTACTATTGATGGAGCAGATGTAACTTCAATTTATCATGCAAATAGAAGAATAAAATTAACTGCATCAACTCCAGGCACAATTTATGGAACAATATCCAGTTCGTCATTTTCTACAAACACAACAGTTAATGTAACTTGGGATAGTGGAACACTTTCTAATGAAGCAATTTCAAATGTTTATGTTGGTGCTTTATCACAAACTAATACATCTATTCCTGGTGGAGTTATAAGTGCAACTCAATTAGCAGATGGATCAGTAACAACTGCTAAATTAGGAGCTGATGCTGTAACAAATGCTAAAATTGCAGATGACAGCATAGACTCAGAACACTATGTAGATGGTAGTATTGATACAGCTCACATAGCTGATTCTCAAATAACAGCAGCTAAAATTGGAAGTAATGCTGTAACTACAGCTAAAATAAATGCTGATGCAGTTACTAATGCTAAAATAGCTGACGATAGTATTGATTCAGAACATTACGTTGATGGATCTATAGATACAGCTCATATTGCAGACTCACAAGTTACTGCAGCAAAATTAGCATCAGATGCAGTTACTACTGCAAAAATTACAGATGGAAATGTTACAACTGCAAAGATTGCAGCAGACGCTATTACAAATGCGAAAATTGCTGATGATGCAATTGATAGTGAACACTATACAGATGGATCTATTGATACTGCACATATAGCTGATAGCCAAGTTACACTTGCTAAAATGGCAGCTAGTTCAGTAAACTCATCTAAAATTGTAGATGATTCTATTGTTAATGCAGATATTAATTCTAGTGCAGGAATTGCAGCTACAAAAATTCATGATGGTACAATTTCTAATACAGAATTTGGTTATTTAAATGGTGTATCTTCTGCTATTCAAACACAGATAGATACAAAAGCAACAACAGCTTATGTTAATGATGCTGTCGCTGGATTAAGAACAAGAATTATAGCTGAATGTGCTACTACAGCAAACGTAGATTTATCAGCAGACTTACAAAATGGTGATACTATTGATGGAGTAACTCTTGCTACTGGAGACAGAGTATTAGT